GGCGGCTCGGGTTGAGGTCGAGCGTGTGCTGAAGTCTGTCACGCCTGATGATCTGCGCGAGCACAACGATGCACGTACCGAGGTGCGCACCCAAGTGGCTGACATTCTTGACCGCTTTAAATTCTAAGGAGAAAGCAATGAATCAAATACGTATGGAAAATGCCATGGCTTTAGCAGAAACTTGTTGGCAAAAAGCTATGACTAAAAACCCGGACTTCGTGGAGCGCTACTTGGAGTTGGCGGCGGAGTTATTGTCAATCAAACATCAAGTTACAGGCGATGAGTTTAGAGAGTACTGCGCCAAGAACGGTTTGAGGAGGCCCGCTAACTTACATCCGAATGTATGGGTGTCGGGGGTACGGGCTTTAAAAAGCATTGGCTGGATTTCTCCGATGAGAAAGGTTGAGCCTGTGAAGATGCACAACCACATGCCTACAGTAACGCTGTGGCACAGTAAATTGTTTGGCGCAGACCATAGGGAATAAACATGAGACCGCTACGCGTATTGAAGTTACACCAAGAGCACGACATGGACTTTGTTGCCGTGTGCGTGCTCGACATGCTCAGTGATTTCCCCGACCCCACGCCGACTCAGACCATAGTGGACGAGTGTGCCAAGGATAAAGTAGCATCCGCCGCCACTACTCACAGGAAGCTGGGTACATTGAAAGCGATGGGGTTGGTCAGCGAGCACCTGCACCCCGAGGACAAAGACGGGCGCAAGTGTTACATCAAGATCACTGATACCGGTATGAAGTTACTCAACGAATGGGAGGGCAAATTTGCACCACCAAAGCGTGAATGGGTTGGGCTGGATGGCGAGATACCCGGCTTGGGTTTAGTTACCGAGGAGTTTTATAACGGGATGCTTTTTGCCGAAGATATTTTGAAGGAGAAGAACGCATGAAAGATAGAATCATCCTAGCAACAGTTGTATCAGGAATGGTGATCCTTGTTGTAGCCATATTCTTGATTGGTGTACAGCATGGGTCCCGTGTTAAAGCCATGAACATGGTAGAAATCTTTGAGGCAGGAAAGAAAGAAGCCCTACGAGTCTCACCCCGTCCATCCCTAGAACTTGAACTGACCTGCGCCAACGTATGGGCTGGCAGGGTCGCACCTCCGGAGGTATTAAAATGAGTGACAAACCTGACATGGTCAACAAACCCCCTCACTACAACAAAGGGGGCATCGAGTGCATCGACGCAATCAAAGCTGCATGCGAAGGGTTGGATGGATTTGAAGGCTATTGCACTGGCAATTCAATCAAGTATCTGTGGCGCTGGAAGCACAAGAACGGCGTTGAGGATTTGAAGAAGGCTCACTGGTACATCAAGAAGCTCGCTTCGGAGATTGAGTGATGGGGTTGTTCTGCCCTTCATGCGAGGGTGCGACAAAGATATACGACACACGCACCTACCGAGATGAGCAACGGGAGTTTATATACGTGGTGCGTAAGCACCGATGCCTTGAGTGCGGACACAAGTACAAAAGCATGGAAACGTACATGGAGTTATGGCAAACACTTTTAACAGGAGGAGAGGATGACGACGATGACACCGGACCAATATGAGTTGGACTTAAAACTAGGAGAAGCATATGTCGAAATCAAAAGGTTACGAAAAAGATTGGCTGATAAAAATGAAGAACTCAGCGAACTACGACGCACAATGGCGAGCATCCATGCCGTATCCAACCAATCCTTTTTCAAGAGTAAATCCAGCGGAGCTGATGAAGCTGATGCGAAAGACGGAGAAAGAGGAATCTACAGACCGCTTGCGTAAACTAGGAGATGCACTGCTATGACCCCCGAGGTTAAAGTAAAGCGCAAGGTTGTCTCCCTGCTCAAAGAGATGGGTGCGTACAACTTCTTTCCCGTAATGTCTGGCTATGGTCGGTCAGGCATACCCGACATCGTTGGGTGTTACAACGGGTGCTTCTTTGCTATTGAGTGCAAAGCAGGAGACAACAAGACCACCGCCTTGCAGGAATTGGAACTGCAAAAAATTCGTGATGCGGGCGGCATCGCGCTAGTAATAAATGAGGAGAACCTTGACCATGTCCAAGCCGCCATACGAGCGCATACTGGTAATTGACTTTGAAACACGGTGGGATAGAAAGGAATACACGCTAAGCAAACTCACCACTGAGCAGTACATACGCGACAACCTGTTTAAAGCGTTCGGTTGTTGTATTAAGACGTACGGTGAAAACGACACCGTATGGGTCACACACAATAACTTACCCGCCGCCTTCGATGCTATCGATTGGTCGACCACCGCAGTGCTAGCGCACAACGCTCAGTTTGATGTAGCGATCCTCTCGTGGGTGTACGGGTGCAAGCCTGCATTCATCTTCGACTCGCTCTCTATGGCGCGTGCTCTGCGTGGGGTGGAGGTGGGCAACAGCCTTGCCAAGTTAGCCGATGAGTTTGGTCTGCCCCCCAAGGGACAGGCTGTGTACAGCACAGATGGACTAGCCGAGTTAACGCCAGCGATTGAGAAGGAGTTGGCTGACTATTGTGCACACGACACGTACCTGTGTGAGGAGGTGTTCAAGCGTTTGGTCAAGGGCTTCCCTGCCAAGGAGTTAAAGCTGATCGACCTCACGCTGAAGATGTTTACCAACCCGGTGTTACAACTTGATAAGGAGATGCTCAGTGCAGCGATTGAAGAAGAAAAGACAAAGAGAGGCGATCTTCTTTCGCGTCTTGGTGTTGAGGAGTCCGTCTTGGCAAGCAACCCGCAATTTGGTGACTTGTTACGCAGTCTTGGAGTGGAGCCTCCGATTAAGGTTAGCAAGACCACCGGTGAGAAGGCGCTTGCGCTTGCTAAAAACGATGCGCTCTTTCAGGCGCTACTTAACTCCGATAACGAAGACGTGGCTCTCCTTTGTGAGGCGAGACTGGCAGTTAAATCAACATTGGAACGCACACGAGCGCAGAGATTCTTGGACATTGCGCAACGCGGTTCGCTTCCGGTACCCCTTAACTATTACGGCGCACATACAGGGCGCTGGTCTGCTAGTAAAGGATCTGGACTTAATCTGCAAAACTTAAAGCGTGGGTCGTTCCTTCGCAAGTCGATCATGTCTCCTGCGGGCAACACGTTGGTGGTATGTGACTTATCTCAGATCGAGCCGCGTGTGCTTGCATGGCTGACTGGGTACGAAGCGCTCCTCGACATCTTCCGTTCAGGGCAGGACGCTTACGCTCAGTTCGGTGCACAGATGTTCGGCATCCCCGGCATGAGTAAAGAAAGCCACCCCGACCTTCGACAGTCTGCCAAGTCTGCGCTACTGGGGTGCGGTTATGGACTGGGGTGGGCATCGTTTGCCGCTCAGTTGTTGACTGGCTTCCTTGGTGCGCCACCGACTCGATACGACAAAGCCTTTGCCAAACAACTTGGTGTAGACGCTGAGTACTTGAGTCGGTTTGTTGAGTGGGAGGACAATCTCAAGCGTATGGAGGAGATCCCTCGTACGTGCACCGAGCATGAGTTGTTGGTTCACTGCGTCTCAGCCAAGAATATCATCGACAAGTATCGGGAGGCAGCAGAACCTGTGCGTGACTTCTGGCAGTTCTGCGACAGCGCTATTACCCGCTCGTTGGTAGGAGGCAAGACCATCAAATACAAATGTTTGACTTTTGAGAAGGAGAGAGTAGTATTACCAAGTGGGCTAGCGTTACGCTATCCCGGCTTGAGCAACACCCCCAACGAGCGTGGAGTCCAGTGGACCTACGGGGAGAATCGAAAGCTGTATGGGGGCAAACTGACTGAAAACATCGTTCAGGCAGTGGCTAGGTGCGTCATGACTGACGGCATGCTTCGGATACAACAACGGTATCCATGTGTGTTGACGGTACATGACGAGGTTGTAGTGGCAGTACCGGAGTCGGAAACAGAGGACGCTAAAACATGGGTTTTAGCGCAGATGACTATGGAGCCGAAGTACATGCCGGGTATTCCGTTAACGGCTGAAGTTGATTCCGGACAACGATATGGAGATGCAAAATGAGAATTCCAAAACGATTGAAAGTAGGTAAGCGCTGGTACAAAGTAAGTGTCATCGACAAGATGGAGGTAATGGGTACGATGGGTAGCACCGACTACGACACAGCATGTATCAAAGTTGCTACACGCAGTACGATCAACAACAAACGCTTCAAAGACGAAGACGTAAACGATACGTTCTGGCACGAGTTGACCCACGCCATCCTCAAAGACATGGGTAGTAAGTTGGAGACCAACGAGAAGTTTGTTTGTGCTTTCTCCTCCCGTCTTAACAACGCCATCCTTTCAGCGAGATTCAAATGACCAAACCAGTAACGTGGTCGCACAGCGGGTTGAAAGACTTTGAAGGATGCGCCCGTCGTTACCATGAAGTGCGTGTGCTTAAGAACTTCCTAACGCAAGAGACGGAGCAAATGCGGTATGGGACAGAGTTGCACGAGGCGGCTGAGTTGTTTGTGAAGGAGGACAAGCCTCTGCCGCCTGAGTTTGAGTTCATCAAGCCCACACTAGATGCGTTGCTGTCAAAGCCCGGTCGCAAACTACCCGAGCATGAGATGGCGCTCAAAGAAGACTTGTCACCCTGTGCGTTTAAAGACCCAGCGTTTTGGGTGCGGGGTATTGCTGACCTGTTGATTGTTGATGACGACAACCTCACCGCTAAAGTTGTTGACTACAAGACAGGCAACGACAAGTATCCCGACAGGGATCAGTTGATCCTTATGTCGCTGATGGTGTTCCAACACTTCCCGCACATTCGCCAAGTCGATTCGGCGCTGTTGTTTGTTGTAAAGGAGTCGATAGTAAAGCACCGCATGACAAGGGACGACATCGAGTCGGCGTGGTGGCAGTATCGCCTTCGGGTGTCAAAGCTTGTGGCTTCTGTTTCAAACAACGTTTGGCACCCAAACCCAACGCCGCTTTGCGGATGGTGCCCAGTTAAAAGTTGTGAGTTCAACCCAAAACATTAGGAGGCCAACATGGCACGTGATTACAGGAAAGAGTATGCGCAGTACCACGGCAAGCCGGAGCAGATCAAACAACGCGCTGAGCGAGTTAAAGCCCAACGACTTGTAGATAAGAACGGCAAGGACGAGAACGACAACGGCAAAGCCGATGCACGTGAAGGCAAAGACATCGATCACAAAAAGCCGTTGCGTTCAGGTGGCAAGACAACCAAGAGCAACCTGCGTATTCGCAGCATCAAATCAAATAGGAGCGACAACGGAAAATGAATCTAACGCCAGATCAAATGGCGGACTTATGGTATCTGCGGTTTAAAAATCGTTGGGTTACAAACGACAAAGTACAAACAGAAAAGTGGAAACAGATTGTTAGCGTGCTGATGAAGCACGACATCATTCGATACCAGCTAGTACCTCGCAAGTCTGGCTACGTAGAGTGCTACCAATTGAAGGAGTCATATGCAAATAGTTGAAAACAAAGCGCTGGTATTGCGCACAAGAGACCCAAGCAAATACACAATTATTCCGAAGTCGAAGGTTATAGCAGAGAGCAACGGCATCTATGAAGTAGCCGTTAAGTGGGGGCTTGATGAAGTGCAAGTGTTGCGCAACTTGGGTGTGCGCAACGTTCCCTCTCCGATCACTGTGCGCTATGACTGGCCCGGTCGGTTCAAGCCGATGAAGCACCAAGTCGACACGGCGGCGTTCCTCACATTACATAAGCGTGCGTTCGTGTTCTCTGAGCCGGGTACAGGCAAGACGCTTGCCGCACTATGGACCGCTGACTACTTGATGAAGACCAACCGGGTGCAGCGTTGTTTGATTCTCTGCCCGCTCTCGATCATGCACTCAGCGTGGATGCAGGATTTACGCAACAGCGTGATTCACCGAAGCGCAATCGTTGCCCACCACACACAAGCAACCCGCCGTATAGAGATGGTGCAGGGCGACTATGACTTCGTTATCACAAACTACGATGGGCTGAACCTGATCGCTGACGAGATCAACAACGACGGGCGCTTCGATCTAATCATTGTCGACGAAGCCAACGCATACAAAAACGTCTCGACCAAGCGGTGGAAGTCACTGCAAAAGATTCTCAAGCCCGACACAAAGCTTTGGATGATGACGGGAACTCCTGCGTCTCAGTCGCCCCTCGATGCGTACGGGCTGGCTAAACTGGTCAACCCCACCGGTGTGCCCAAGTTCTTTACGGCATGGCGTGATGTCACGATGAACAAGATCACGATGTTCAAGTGGATCCCCAAGATCGATGCGCAGGAGAAGATCCACGAGGCACTGCAACCAGCAATTCGTTTCACCAAAGCCCAGTGCTTGGATCTGCCGCCCGTCATTACCGAGACCCGTGAGGTGCCGCTGACCCCCCAGCAGAAGAAGTACTACAACATGCTCAAGGAGCAGATGCTGGTCAAGGCGGCGGGGGAGACGATCACTGCCATCAATGCAGCCGCTGAAGTCAACAAGTTGTTGCAGATAAGCGCAGGTGCGGCGTACACGGACAACGCGGAGGTAGTGACATTCGACTGCTCCCCCCGGTTAAACGTCCTGATGGAGGCGCTGGAGGAGACGGATCGGAAAGTGTTGGTGTTCGCCCCCTACCGCCACAGCATCGACACCATCTACGAATATCTTACTATCAACAACTTTAAGGTAGAAGTTATCCACGGAGACGTAGCCGCAACCAAACGGACGCGAATCTTCAAAAATTTCCAAGAAGAAACCGAACCCCGTGTGTTAGTGATCCAACCCCAAGCCGCCGCGCATGGCGTGACGCTGACTGCCGCTGACACGGTAGTGTTTTGGGGGCCGGTCATGTCTACGGAAACCTACATACAGTGCTGTGCGCGCTCTGACCGCAAGGGGCAAGGCAGCGACAAGGTGACGGTCATACACATTCAAGGGAGTGAAATCGAGCGCAAGATGTTCAAGCGCTTAGCTGAGCGGGTGGAGGACAACAATATGCTGGTCAGACTGTACGAGGAGTTGCTTGACGAGAAGTAAAATGTTGTACATAATTGTCAAAAATTAGATAGGAGATACACAAATGGAAGACCAAGTACCCCTCGATAAACTTGCAAAGGTTTATCGGAAGATCCGGGATCGGATTAGTAAGTTGACCCAAGAGTACGAGACGGAAGTCGAGACGCTCAAGGAACAACAGCAGGAAATAGCCAACGCTATGAAGGACATCCTTGTGTCCACCGGACAGAAGAGCGCCAACACAGCCGAGGGCACAATCATTCTCGGGCAGAAAACCCGCTACTTCACCAATGACTGGGACAGTTTCAAGAAATTCGTCCTTGACCATGAAGTGCTGGATTTGTTTGAGAAGCGCATTTCCCAAGGAAATATGAAGCAGTTCCTTGAAGAAAACCCCGGCGTAGTCCCACCGGGCCTTAACTCGGACAGCGAATTGACTGTTACTGTCCGCAAACCATCGAAGTGAAGGAGTAGTCCATGTCAAACGTAGCCGTGTTTAACCCCTCGCAAGTCCCGGCGTTTGCGAAGAAGGGCGAGTTGTCAGCCGTAGCGAAAGCCCTTGCGGGCGATGGTACTGGCGGTACCAAGCGTATCTCCATCAAGGGAGGCGTCTTCCGTCTGGTGGCTGGTGGTAAGCAAGTCGCCTCAATCGAAGAGCGCTACCTAGATGTAGTGATTGTTAATGCCGCACCCAAGATCAGCCGTACGTATTACGGCAGTGCGTATGACCCCGAGAACCCAGCGCCTCCCGACTGCTGGTCGCCTGATGGTGAGCGTCCTGCCTTTGAAGTGCAGAACCCGCAGTGCGACACCTGTGCCTCCTGCCCACAAAACGTCAAGGGTTCAGGTAATGGCGATGCCCGTGCTTGCCGCTTCTCCCAGCGACTAGCTGTAGTGCTTGCCAACGACATCGAGGGCGACGTGCTTCAGTTGACCCTGCCTGCCACCAGCATCTTTGGTAAAGAGAGTGGCGATGATCGTCCGCTCCAAGCCTACAGCCGCTGGCTGGTTGCCCAAAGTATTGGCCCCGATATGGTCGTTACCCGCATGAAGTTTGATACAAAGGCCGAGTCGCCCAAGTTGTTCTTCAAGCCCATGCGTTGGCTGACGGATGACGAGCACGAGACTTGCGCCAAGCAAGGTCTGACTGAAGTTGCCACCCGCGCCATCACCATGACGGTCGCACAGGCAGATGGCGTTGAGACCAAGCCCATCGTTATGGAGGGCAAGCCCCCGAAAGCCAAGGTCAAGACCAAGGCTGAAGAGGCTGAGAGTGACGAAGTAGAGGAGCCGGAGGTCCGTAAAGAGAAAGACGCCCCCGCCCCAGCCAAGAAGAGTAAGTTGTCTTCTGTAGTGGCTGACTGGGATACCGACGACTAACTACTTCGGGGGGAAAGCAGTCTC